GTCCATCGGAAGAGGTATAGTTTTAAGTATCCTAGGCCAGTCTCTACCCTCTCTCGAGACGGCTCTTGCTGTCTTGCGCTAATCAGAGTACATCTCACTTACTAGCCCATGGGCATAGCAAAGAGGATGTGCGGAAACCATATCGAACTTCTCAGAAATAGAGGTTATTTCCATAACCTACATTTCAGCAAGAAGTCCGAGTGGTTGTCCATCTCCGGATTCAGCGCGTTCAGTAGAGTCGGCAAAAGCTTCAACCGCAGCGAACTCCAAGATCTAATCGAAATTGAAGTCTTCGCAAGGTTTAAGCTAGGGTATTCGGAAACGCGCAGCAAACTCGTTAAGAAATTTGCCGCCCGAATCTATACCCTTAATTGCACTCGCAAGGGAGGAAACTACCCAACCTACGTCTCGAACTTTCGTTGTAAAACGGGAGTTAGCGGCGAAAACGGTTTGGTAGAACATCGCAATGGAGCTCTCTACAGAGCTCAGGGCCCATCCTCTTCTGAGTTGCTCGCAGAGCAAGTCGGCAAGCAGATAAGATCTACTTGCTGTCTCACCTAGAGCACTCAAAGGGAATGGGGAGATTTCTACTCCTTTGTGGAAGATTCGTTTAGCAAATTCCAGTGTCGTTTCCGACACGTGGCTTTTAGCTAGACTTATTCCTACACCAAGGGTAGTCATCTATCTCAGGTATGCTTCCGCAACTTCTGTATCGCAGATGACTATGTCATCTCCAAGAAGAGCATAAGGACAGGATTTCCAGTCCTTACCGCTCTCCTTACAAGACACATACACAATGAAGTGATGTGCCTAAGCGAACGATGCCCAAGATGTGTAGGCACCCATAGGGTTACCTACACTGTAAGATATTGGTGTCATATCCTTCCTTTCGAAGGGATACTTAATCATTATCTACTCCCAGGCATCTACAAAAGAAGCTGGAAACCTACCTCTCAAAACATTGGAAATCACCTTAATTGGAAATCTATCAGTTGCGGCCGTTAGGTCGAAACTATATTTCATCCCATTTTTGTGAGCCAATGTCTCGAGCAGTTTACCTTGATCGAAAGTACAATCTTGAGGGATAACCTTAAGTAGACTGAAAAGGAATTTATGCATGGGGGCTAGAGCCGTCTGGGACCAAAAGTCCTAAATAGCAATTACCCTCATCTTATCTTCCTTATCAGGAAACCAAGTTATCTTTCTGAACGAATTTCCTTTAGCGGTATAACCCGTCTAAGCGATATATTCGTCCATCAAGGCCATATTTTCTTTCAATTTACTACCTCCGACTCTTTCGATTGCACTACGTAGGTCTCCTGGGAGGGCCATAAGGTCGTCCAAGGCAGTCCACATAGCGTGACCGTTAGGTCCGGATTTGGTGGTAAAGTGGTAACCGGAGAACTTAGCTCTCTTAGGTACACTAGGTTTGTTAGACCAGTACCCAAGCTCTTTCCAAAAGGAAGTGATATGCCCAACCTAACTCAC